GCAGTAGCAACAATCCTTGAGTCTATCCCAGGATTCGCAGCAGATACAGATGGAAACAAAATGGAATTTGCAGCAGGTGTACAAAAAATTGGTGCAATCAATAACCGTTACACAGTTTACAAAAATCCATATATGAAAGAAAACGTAATCCTTATGGGATTCAGAGGTTCTCAATTCTTAGAGACAGGAGCAGTTTTCTCTCCATATATTCCATTAATCATGACTCCATTAGTTTACGATCCAGTAAACTTCACACCAAGAAAAGGTGTAATGACACGTTATGCTAAAAAAGTAGTTCGTCCAGAATTCTACGGAAAAGTATACGTTCATGGATTAAACGTACTTTAATAGTTAATTCTATTTAAGTTTATAAAAAGGGTGGCTGAAAAGTCACCCTTTCTTACTGTTTTGAATATTTATATAAAAAGAAGTAATATATGGCAGTAGAACGACACAAATATTCGATGCAAGCTAATATTCGGTATGATGGTAGACTTGTTGATGTATTAGATAGAATTCGAGCAATTCGTTTAGTAATAATGGTTCATATCGAACAAGATCTAGGTCCGGATAAAGAATTAGTTACACTTAAAATTATGACTCCATATCCAGCAAGAAAAACGTTTCAAGCTATACGACAAATGTGTTTGGGTAAAATAGAAACACTCAAAGATATGCAATTACAAGAGTCAACACTTACAAAGTTATTTTAAAAACTAAAAATTTTAAATTATGGCAGCACTTACGAATAAAGAAAAAACACCGCCGAAAACTGAAATTAAATTTTCACTTTCATTATCTGAAGAACAAAAAGCTGCAAAAGCTTTGATAATAGAAACTCCATTTAATTTTATTTTAGGTAAAGCCGGCAGTGGTAAAACATTATTAGCAGTACAAATTGCGTTAGATATGTATTTTAAACGACGAATAGATAAAATCGTAATAACAAGGCCAACCGTATCAAATGAAGATAATGGATTTTTACCAGGTTCGTTAGCAGAAAAAATGGATCCATGGTTAGTTCCGATTAGAAGTAATATGAGAAAGGTTTATAATAAACCAGACATATTAGATAAAATGGAAAAAGAAGAAAATATTGAATTAGTTTCATTGACACATTTTAGGGGAAGAACATTTGATAATTCAGTTTGTATAGTTGATGAATTTCAAAATTTAACAAAACAACAATTGCAAATGGTATTGTCTAGATTAGGTAAAAATAGTATTATGATATTATGCGGTGATAGATATCAAGTTGATTTAAAATTTAATAATGATTCTGCAGTACACGAAGTGCCTAAAATAAAACCATCTAAATTCGTAAATGAAATTATTTTAACAGATAATCATCGTCATGAAGCGTTAGATGAAATTTTAAACTTACTAAATGAAAAATACTGATATTTATTAATAAAAAGGAATTACCGTGGATTATTCAGAAAATCGACCAATATGGCCAGGAAGTTCATCATTTTCAACAGGTTCTACTCCATTTGGATTTTTTGATTCGGATGCACTATTCCAACAACACGCTGACAGCTTTGCTCAATTTGCCGCACAACAAATAGGATATCCGATAGTTGATATAGAATTAAAAGATATTAATTTTTATACTGCACTCGAAGCTGCGGTAATGGAATATTCTAATCAAATAAATCAAGTTAATATTGTTAATAATTTAGTAAATACATTAGGTGTACAGACAGGTTCTAGTTTTTTAAACGGGGGCAGTTTTACCGGAGCAAATGTAGGAACATCATTAAACTTTATTACAAAATTATCTAGAGCATATGGTACTGAAGCTGATAGTGGTGGTACATTAAAATGGCATAAAGCTGTAATAGATGTAGTACCAGGTCAACAAACATATAGTATAAGAACAGCAGTATCAGCTGCATTGGCTACTGACGGTATTGCATTGTCTAATACTAGTTCAATTGAAGTTCGCAGAGTATTACATAATGCACCCCCTGCAATTGTTAGATATTTTGACCCATTTGTAGGTACTGGTTTAGGTTCTCAACAATTATTAGATTCATTTAACTTTGGAGGATTTTCACCATCGGTTAGTTTCATGATGATGCCAATACATGCAGATTTATTAAGATTGCAAGCAATTGAATTTAATGATCAAATCAGAAAATCTCATTATACATTTGAGATACATGGTGATGATATAAAATTTTGGCCGATTCCATCTTTTGGCACTGGATCTTCTGCTTCTTCTATACATTATGACAAAGTTTGGTTTGAATATTTATTTGAAGAACAAAAAAGTAAAGATGCTATATTATTTGGTAATACCGCACTTTTAAATGGAGTTGTAAGTGACGCATCAAATATACCATATACATACCAAACATATAGTACAATTAATGATATGGGTAAATCTTGGATATTCAAATATGGTACTGCCGTTGCAAAGGAAATGTTAGGATTAGTTAGAGGTAAATATTCTAGTATCCCAATACCAGGAGCGGAAATTACATTGAATGGATCTGATTTATTACAACAAGGACAATCAGAAAAAGATGCATTAATAACACAACTTCGAGAATTTTTAGATAAATTAACAAAAGAACAAATGCTAACGAGACAAAATGCAGAAGCTACTCAAATGAATGAGATATTGGCAAAAGTTCCGTTAAAAATATATGTGGGGTAATGGATGGCACTATTTGGTGGAAAACGAGATGCAAAATTAATAGCATCTGTTAATGCGGAAGTAATTAATGCAATAATAGATACAGAAATTGAATTTTTTAAATTACATGTTGAATCTAGCAATTCTAACATATATGGAGAATCTTCATCTAAATCTTATTATGATTCAATATTAATTCCATGTTTAGTAACTAAAGATGAAAAAACACCAAGCATGGATGACTACGGCCATTCATATACACGTACTGCACAATTTGCTATTACTAGAGATATACTAGAGCGAGCAAGTTTTTATCCTGAAGTTGGTGATATTATATTTTGGGATAATGAATATTACGAAATTGATAATACAGATGCAAATCAGTATTTTGCCGGTAAAAATCCAGAAACTTGGCCTAATGGTTCTGAGCATGGATATAGCGTATCAGTATTGTGTAACACCCACGCAACAAGACAAACTGCACAAAGTATAAAAAATATTCGTCGCGGTGGCGATAATAAATTTGGATATAGAGACAATAAATAATGCCTAGATATAATAAAAAAGATATTGACAGAAAAAGTAATAAACCATCTCCTGAAATAACGGAGGGGTTAACTCCTGATCTTTTATTAAATCGAGCTAATCAAACACGACGTGATGACGATGTTATACGAACAAAAAAACGCACATTATATGATATCGATTTTGCAATTAAATGGTATATTGATAATGAAATACGTCCTCAAATTATAGCTGATAATACAACTATACCGGTTCCAGTAATTTTTGCAAATGGGGAGAAATGGGATAATGTACGTAGATTAGGATATATACGAGATGAAAAAGGAATGTTACAATCTCCTTTAATCATGTTAAAACGTAGTAGTGCAGTTGAGCGAGATAATATGAAGACACTCGATGTTAATCGAATGCCAGATCAAAACTTTTTAGCAACTAGACAACGATATAATCCTAGAAATCGATATGAAGATGAATTATATCCAATACCAAAAACACAACCAGCTTCATCAGAAACTATATACATAGTAGATATACCAAAATATATGACAATTGAATATGAAATGATGTTGTGGTGTGATTTTACTACTCAATTAAATGATGTAGTAGATCAAATATTACCATATGGTCGTTATTTATGGGGAAATGAAGGTAATCGATTTGCAACTGCAATAGGCAGTATTAGTTTTGAAACGATTAATACAGCCGGGGAAGATCGTTTAGTTCGAGCAACAATTCCATTAACGGTTCAAGGAACGTTATTATCAGAACAAGAAGCTCGCGTATCTACATTGAAAAAAATGTATTCTATTAAAAAAGTGGTATATGATACGGTATTAGATGTGGATGTTAATGTTTTCGAATCTACTACAGTACCATTAGTATTACAAAATGTATCTCAACAGATATTTAGCGGAACTCCGGTACAAATTAATATGCCAGGGGCATCTGAGTCAGGTGGCGGTGGTACTACAATAAATGCAGCAACTATGCTGTATATAACATCATTAACTGACCAAATAGCAACATATGTTAATTCAACAACAGTAACAGTTAATGCAACTGCAGCAATCAATCCTGTAACATCACAACCAGCAACTGTTAATGAATTTGATATTTATATCAACGGACAATATATTGATAAAGCAGCATATACATGGTCTCCAGAATCATTAACTACTCAAACTATTATATTTGATACAACCGCATTAGGATATACTATAGAATCTGCAGATTTAATCGTAATTAATGGAAGGTGGTCGTAATGAGTAATACTAGACAATTTAAACCAGGACAATTAAAATCCGGATTATATGATATTACTGCTTCATTAGCAATAACAGCATTAAATTCGCCAGACAATTACAGAATCATTACCGGAAGTATTAGTGCAGAAGTAAATACAAAAAATGATATATTTTTGATAAAGAATGCCGGCCAAACAATATTACGAGTTACTCAATCTGGCGTTATAGTATTAGCAACACAAAGTGTAGAATTAACAGATCCAGCGCCAGTTGGTGGTATGTATTTTACATCCGGCTCATTTTTTGTCGGGCTGGAAACATAACTAACGTATATTTATATAAAAGATAAAGTAATATTAATATAGGAATAAAATAATGGCATCATGGAAAAAGGTCATAGTATCTGGTAGTAATGCAAATTTAACTACACTATCCGTTGATAACTTAACATTAGGTCAAGTTGTTATAGGTGGGGGTACAGCCAATTTATCAACGACTGCAATCAATGGTACGGGTAATATCGTCGCAACTACAGGAGCTACTGGTTTATCAGCATCAGGTTCATTTAGTGGTTCATTTCAAGGATCATTTACTGGACTAATTAATTCAGCATCATTTGCACAAACAGCATCATTTATAACAGCATCTGGAGTATTCGGACCATATGGTTCTAATAGTGTAGTATCAGCGTCAGCTGCAGCAACCGCAGCGCAAGTAGCTAATACATTGACATTCGGCGAAGGATTATCGACTGGTACATTTAATGGTTCAGCTGCCGTAACAGTACAAGTATCAGGAGCAGTAGATTTAACAGCAAATGCAATTACTAAATGGGACGATACCGCAAATAAATTTGCCGTATCTAGTTTAACCGATAATGGTACTATAGTATCTGGAGCATCTTCTATACAATTAACAGGAGCTGCGTCATCATTAACTGGTTCATTTACCGGGTCATTTAAAGGTGATGGTAGTGGATTAACAGGATTGGTATCTTCATTAAATATTGATGCAGGATCGGGAGGACCTAGCACAGTAGCATTAGCATCGCAAACATTAACTATTGCTGGTACTGCTAATGAAGTAGAAACATCAGTATCTGGCCAAACTATTACAGTTGGATTGCCAAATGATGTAACTATCGGAAATAACTTAACAGTTACTGGAGATTTAACAGTTAACGGTACTACTACAACTATTAATACTACAAACTTATTAGTTGAAGATAAATTTATTTTATTAGCATCTGGGTCAACTTCGGCTACCGATGGTGGTATTGTTATACAATCTGCAGCTGGTGGTACGGGATATGCATTTGGATATGACGACACAACTGATAGATGGGTATATCAAGATGCGTTGAGTGGAACTGCAACTGCATTTGGAACTATTACCGCATATTCAAATACCACACAATATGGTACAGCAGCTTCTAAACCATCTGACGCAACCGGACCAGCATATGGTGGCGCTTCTGCCGGATATGGTAATACTTGGGTATCAACTGATACTGGTGAAATTTGGATGTATTCATAAATAATATTAAATTAGTTATATGGCACTTATAGATAAAAATAAAACGAATTCCTCTCCTGATAATGGGGAGGAATTTTCACTATCAAAAATTGAATTAGAATTTTTATTGTTACTAATTAAAGATTCTACATTTAAAGGTGAAAAGGTAGAAGAAGTATATAGCACAGTATATAAACTACAACAACAATATTTAAAATTAAAATAAATAAGTTATGAATGAATTATTTTCAATTGATGAATTAACAGTAATGCGACACGCGTTAAATGTTATTACCATACAGGGTAAAGATGCAAAACCAATTGCAATGTTACAAGATAAATTAGAAGGTTTAATTGCACAACAGCAAATAGAACGCCAAGAAAAAATACCTACAAAAAAATAACAAACATATTTATAATAAATTATCGATGTAGGCCGAAAGGAAGTAGGCATATACACGGCATAAGTGTATGTATCTAACCACATCTTTTAAAGGATTATAAATATGCCATCTTGGAAAAAAGTCATTCTTTCGGGGTCAAACGCCGAATTAGCATCATTAAATGCACTTAGTATTACTGGTTCTTTGCAAGGAACTTCGTCATGGTCTCGAAATTCGATTAGTGCATCATTTGCCACAACGTCGACAACTGCTGCTACTGCATCGACTATTAATGTACAAAATACAATTGGAACTGGTACTTATTTCTTGACTATGGTTGATAGTCAAAATACACCATCCGCAGCGGCTGAAATAGTTAATACACAAGATCTGTCATATAATGGATTTACCGGAGTATTATCTTTTTATAGTGGTCAAGGTACTGTAGAAGCAACTGCAACATCTGCATTAACTGCATCGTATATTACAGCATCTAGAGTATTTGGCCCATGGGGCGCAAATAGTGTAATATCAGCATCATATGCTGCAACGTCATCATTATCATTAGCAACTACCGAAAATCGTATTTTAGTTTTAAATCAATCTGGATATACGATATCTAAAGGCATAGTTGTTCACATAACAGCTTCAGGAAATTCAAGCGATATCCCGCGTGTAGTTTCGGCTTCATATGAAAGTGACGCATTTTCAGCAAATACCCTAGGTATTGCATCAGAAACTATTGCATCCGGAAATCAAGGATATGTAACTACTGAAGGTGTGTTGACAGGCATCAATACTAGTGCATTTACATCTGGACAATTGGTGTATTTAGGTGCACAAGGTTCTATAGTAGGTACAGCACCGCAAGCTCCACTTCATGCAGTACGATTAGGACAAATAATTCGAGAACAGTCCATTAATGGTTCAATGTATGTTCGAATAGATAACGGATATGAGATGAATGAATTGCATGATGTTACTGACACAACTACAACTGCATCATATGGCGATTTATTAGTTAAAAGTGGTAGCGTCTGGACTAATTCACGCCAATTAACTGGTTCATATGGATTAACTGGTTCATTGACTGCAACATCATTTACAGGCTCGTTACAAGGTACGGCTTCATATGCCGTAATTAAATCTTCCGGATCTACTAGTTTCCCTACTATATATTCTGCAGATCCAACAGCAGGAAGTAAATTTCCATTAACTGGTAGTATAATAATAGGCCAAGAAGCCGGTTATTTGTCATCGGGGTCTCAATATTTAATTGCACTTGGATACAGAGCCGGGTATAATACAACAGTAGCATCATATTCAACATTTTTAAATCATAGTGCGGGATCCGGAGCTGACTTTGCAGAATATTCTAACTTCATTGGATACAGAGCAGGTTACTTAGCAACATATGCGAATAACTCAAACTTTTTTGGTTATCTAGCAGGACAACAACAATATTCTGCATCATATTCTAATATTATTGGTTATGCATCTGGTAGATCTGGATCATGGGGCGCATTAGGTACAAATAATATTATAATAGGTACAAATATTTCATTGCCAAATGGATATTCTAATTATGCAAATATAGGAGGAGTATTATTCATATCTGGTACATATGGTACAACATCAGGTAACAATTTAACTACTCCTATAACAAATGGTCGTATTGGTATAGGTATAGTAACTCCATCTGCATCACTACACATACAAAACACATCTACTAATAATTCATTCCTAGTAGACGATTCTACCAACCCAGAT